TGATGAATTCCCTGACGTTCTTCAACTCTGGTAGGCTACTGAAATTGTTCGGAGCCTTTGCGTTGAGTTCAGCTGCCTTTCCCTATTTGTTGAGGTTTGCGCGTTGGGTCAGTGGTTTCGTTTTAGGACCTTACCGAACTGCAATCGCCAACCCCCTGATTAGAGCTATTCAACGAGCTTTGATCAATTTGACGAGGAGTGACATAAGCGTACCTTGGTTCCCACTCAACCATATAGTACCGGTTCAGCCCCGATTGTCTGACAATGGACACCCTGTATCAGGTGGCACGCGAGATCAGGCGAGAGAGCTCATCACTAGCGCAGTTCGTAGTTTCGGCGCTGACAAGTATGAGATCTCTGCAGCCGCTCGTAGCATCGAGGGCGACGATTTGCCACGTTTACACCAACATTACGCGGCTGCTGACCTGCATGCGAGCCTTGACAACAGAGCTCCTAACCAAAAGCAGATCATCGTTGGAATCGATGTTGACTACTATATTGAGGATATTGAGGAATTATTGGCTGAGGGTCTCCCTGCCATTTTCTACACATTCAATCCACAGAGCGTGGCAGGTGCCGATGGCGATAGTCGGTACCGCATATGTGGCAACAACGTCCACTATGAAGTCAGCGGCGGTGGCAATTGGGTCCATCAGGTCTGGGACTGGTGTGCTGCGGGCGAATTTCTCGAAGTTCGAGCGAAGGCACGTACCTGGACTGATTTCGTGCTTGGCTGTCTGGGCCTGCGCCGATTGGTGTATCTCAAGGTACATCACGCGCGCCCCTGGGTGGCTTGCCCGGACCGGGTGTTGGTTTGGGTGTTGCCCGCTTTCGAGGCCTGGTCTCTTAGGTGGGCAGACACAGAGATGCACGCACGACGGCTTGAAAGACATCGCTATAATAGCAACGTCAGGCCTGGTTGGAACAGTGTGGTGTATGTTGATGCTGGTGGCGAATTGAACATCAACATCGGTAGGGAGGGAGAGGACGTGTCGATGACTTTGCCGAAGGCCCATTTTGATGTATTGATGGGCATGTCAACGGCACAGTCGGTAACAGCTAAGATGATAGGCATGGGCTACAAGGACCCGATGATAACAGCTTTGTTCGGGCAGTTCCATGCTGGGAAGACCAAGAGTAATGGAGATTTGTCTCCGCGCCTGGGAAAACCATCAGAACCCCAGGCTCACTGGCCAGCCGCATTGCAGTGCGATGTGCCCCAGGTCAGCGGCAGAGTCTACTCTAACCCGATAGTTTCTGATGAGGCAATGTTGCCGATGGTGAAGCGTAGTGATGCACTCTCCGTCTCTATAGACGAGAGGGTCACGCTCGTCCACAACCCGAAGATGCCGGGACGAAAGATACAGGGATACGCTGATGAGTTCGTGAAGCTCGTTGTGCCGGTCGCTGGTGTCGGAGTACCGTTTGAGGTGGACGAGGTGGTTGAATTGTTGGATAAACCATCGCAGACGTTGGCCATAAAGCAGATATGGGAGACTGTGGACATGACACCAAGACCGCTGATAGAGGCTTTCCTCAAAAATGAGCCCGGTTTGAAGCCTGCGAGAATAATATCGTCGTTTCACGACATCAGATTCCTTGTCCATTTTTCCAAGTACACGTTGAAGTTCCGTGAAGAAGTGTTCCACGCAGAACACAACAACCACTGGTTTATGCCCGGGAGGACTCCAGAGCAGTTGTCTAGGGCGGTCTGTGAGTTTCGTGCTGCGTTGGAGCGTATTTGCGAGACTGATTATTCGAACTTGGATGGGACGGTGCCGGCTTGGATGCAGAGATGCGTGATGAACGCCTTGTATTTGCGCTATTTCCCTAGTAGTGAAGAACTGAGGAGATTTTGCTCGATGATGATAAGCTGTCCCGCAAGGGCCAAGCTGTTTGGGTGGAAATACGATGCGGGCGTGGGAGTGAAGAGTGGCTCACCAACCACTTGTGACCTCAACACGGCTGTTTCCGCCTTTGTTGAGTA